TCCACGACGCGAGTGCCACGGTCCGCACGTCGACGGTCACAGATCCGGACGGCGTGCCGGTGAGGACGACGCGCTGGATGGTGCCCGCGAACTGGACCAGGCCGCAGGCCTGCGCGGACGCGGTGAGTGCGGACGCCGTGGATGTGAAGTCGCCGAAGTCGGCGACGATGCTGCGGATGTTCTGGTTGGTCGTCGGTCCGGGTGTGCTCGCGGCGACGATCTGGCGCGAGCTATTGGTGCCTACGTATGCCGCGCTCGCGGGCACAGTCGCGCCGTTTACCGTGAACGTCGACGCGCTGGGGAAGCCGCACACGACGCTGCCTGTAGTGGGGGTGCAAGTGATCTGGCCGGCCGTGCCAGTGACGCTGGTCGCGCCCGTGGGAGTAGCAGGTGGCGCGGGGTTGATGACGGTTTGGGCGACCGATCGCTGAGGCGAAAGAAAAGCGAAGACAAGGAATACGTACGAAATCCAGGTCGCTCGCCGCGCGCGGAAAAGAGGACGGATGAAATTTAGCATGTCGATCACTGGGGTGTCAACCGTCAGATTGCGACGGCGATGGTGACCTGGCATTTTTCGCCGGACACCTCCACGTCGAATTCGTACTGCGCCGCGTCGATGGGGTTGCCGAGCGAGCTTCCCGCGAATGGCGGAAAACTGTACTGGCCGCCCGGAAGCGGGTTCGACGCCGCATCGTTGCCGCCGCCCGGCGCGAGCCACGCGATGATCTGCCCTTGCAGATTTTTTACCAGCACGCTGGATGTGTTGCCCGGATAGGCCTGCACGAAGATGGCGCAGCAATACGTAGGTGTCGTGTACGCAGGCACGGGTGTGCCCGCCGTGGTCACGGTGATGGTCTGGGCCTTCTGTTGGATCATTTGTTTTCCTATTGCGCGACGAGCTTGCCGCGCCGGTTGCGGAGCGTGTCGTAAAACGGGTCGTACTCGATGCGCCAGCCGTCCTGGCGGTATTGCTGGATGACTTCGCCCATGGGGCGGCCCGAGTCGGCGGCTTCCTGCTTCAGATTTTTGATGGAAATGACTTTCGGCCCTTCCGCTGGAGCCGCCGCCGGCGTCTGGCTGGCCGGTGGCGCGTTTTCGGGCGCGGCGGGGGTGGCGGGCGCGCGCGGCGCGCCGGACGGATCTATCGTGCGCGAGACGCCTGAGGGAGGCGCAGGTGTGGGATCCATGCGCGCGGCGATATTGCGCACGGCCGCCTGGCGCTGCGGGGTGAGCTTCGCAAAGCTGGTGCCTCCCATGCCTTTTGCGATGTCGTCGAGTAGTTGCATGTCGGCGCCCGGCGGCGCGCGCATTTCGGCGCCTAACTGTTCGGCGGCGGATGGCGTGCCCTGGGGCGCGCTATAGCCGAGAGCGATGCGTCCAGGTGGCGGCGGAGCCGCGGGCGCGGGCGGCGTTGGCGTGCCGGCCGTGCCGCTCGCGGCGAGCGGGCGGTTCAGCGGTACCGGGCCTGCCGGCGCTGCTGCTGGCGAAGACGCGGCGGCCGGTTGCGGGGGCAGCGGCGTGCTCGCCGGCCCATTCGCGTACACCGGCGCCGGTCCCGGCTTAGTAGTCGGCGCGGGCGCGGTTTCGCCCGCATAATCGACATTCTTGCCGGTGAGGTCCGACCCTTCCGCGTAAGTGTCGCGCGCGGCTTCCACGCCGGCCTTCACGCCTCTAAACGCTGCCCGGAAGCCCGGATACGTAAGCATGATGCGCGGCAGCCAGCCGCCGCCCATATGCGCCAGGCCCTCGCCCGCTACGGCCATACCCGCGCCCTTGGCGACGCCTGGCGCGGCCGCCTTGACGCCGGCGGCGCCGGCCTTAGCCACATCCGCCACAGTGCCGGCTGTATCGGCCACGGCGCCGGCCGCGGCGCCGGCGTTGCCGGCTCCTCCGAGAGCGAAAGGTAGGATCAGCGCGGCCGCATGGCCGACGGCATCGGCATATTTGCCCTGGTCCGCTTCCATGCCGACGCGCTGCGCGCCGGAGCCGATCAGTGGGACCGAGCCGGCCAGGTGATAGGCCGCGTCGCCGATGTGCCCGGCGACCATCGCCTTGCCTGTGTCGCTCATCTCGGACCACACACGGGCGGGCTCGCCCGCCAGTCCCTCGATGGTGCTTTTTACGCTCTTCATCGTCTGGTCGGCCGCGCCCTGGTCGCCGCCCAGCGCGCGCACCACGTTGACCACAGCGGGTCCGCCGATGCCGTCCCAGAACGAGGATGCCGCGCGCGCGATCGCGGACGGTTGATCGCCAGAGATCGCCGGGGCGCTATCGAGCTTATATCCGGCCGGCGGCGACACGCCCACGTCCGCGACCGAGGCCCGCGGCGGCATGCTGCTCGCCGCATCGAGCTTGTAGCCTGGCGGCAGGCTGGGCGTCATTGGATTTTCGCGCCCGTGGTCGCATCGAACCAAGTCGTGCCATCGTTCGATCCGATCTTGTGGCCGCCGGCGCCGGTGGCCGTCATTTTATAGCTCATAGCTTCCGGATACGGCCGCGCGACGCGCGTGGCCTTCTGGCCGGGGTACGCCTGTTCGAGCGCGGCGGCCGCGGCGTTCTTGCGGTCAGCCGCGGCGTTGCCCAGCGTCTTGAGCCACTGCTGCGTTTCGTTGAGCGCGTTCTTATCGACGGGGCGATTTTGGAATGCGTTGGTGAGCGTGCTCAGCGCGCGGTCTTGCATGCCGCCGGTGCCCATCTCGCCCATGGCGCCCGACAGCCGTTTGATGTTAGCGAGAGCCAGCGTAGCTGCGGGAGTCAGTGCCTTGACGGCTTCGCCTTGCACGCCGCCGCCGGCGCGCGCCTGCTCCACGGCTTGCAGCGCCGTGCCCACCAGGCTATTGGTTTCGCCGTAATCCTGGCCTGCCTTGTAGTCCTCGCCGCGCACCGTGCGCTGCTGCTCGAACGCGTTCTGCGTGGCCGCGCCGGACGCCTGGAGGCTGCGCTCAGCGGGCAGGCGCGCCATAGCTTCCTTGCCCGCCTGGTCCACGGCGCTGGCCTGCATCTGGGGATCGGTGGCGAGTGCTTTCGACTTCTCGAACTCGCTCACGTTGGCCGCGCCCTTGGCGATCGCCGCGTTGATGCCGTCGAGATCGGCGGCGCCCTGCGCTTCGTTCAGAGTTCGCTTGTATTCGTCGGGGTACTTCGTCGGGTCGATGCTGCCGGCGACGCGCTGCGCGAGCGCCTCGGGCGTTGCGGTGAGCGTCTTGAAGTGATCGATTTTCGCCTGCTGCAGCGCGGTCTCGGCCGCGGCCTTCTTGGCGTTCGCGGTGGCCAGGCCGGCATCGGCCGCGTTTTTGGCGGTGGTGGATTGCGTCTCCGCGTCCTTGATCGCCACCGAGTGCGCCTGCAGGCTGGTGTCGTAATCCTGCACGCCCTGGCGCGAGCCGGGGAACGGTATCGCCTCGCCCGGCTTCAGCGTGCCGTTGTCGATGAGCGCTTGTTCTTTCTGCGCCCACAGCCCCGGCAGCTTCGTGTCGTCGGTCTCCTGCAGGATAGAGTCGATGGCCGGCTTGATGAGATCGTTTTTCGCCGCCTGCGCCGCGCGCTGGTCGGCGCTGAGCGTCAACAAGCCTTGCTGTTGCTGGAGCGAATGCTGCTGGAACGCCATCACATCCTGCGGCAGCACGCGCCCGCCTTGCGTGGCGATCTGCATGGTTTTCTGTGGGTCGCCGCCAGCTTGCCTCCAGGCGTCCTGGAGCGCGGCCTGGCTCTGCATCTGCAAGGTCTTTTGCTGGTTCTCGATCTGCACGCCCTGCGTCTGCTGCTGCTGCAGCCGCATGTCCGACAGCGCGCGCGCTACCTGCGTGGGGTCGCCATACTGCGGCGGGGGAACGCTATACGGCGCAACGTCGGCGTTGACGCTGTTCGGAGACATGTCGATGGGCATGAGCGCCTAATTTTCAAGACACAAATATTGGATCGAGACCGATGCGGTGTGCGCGATGAAAGCCGGAGCCGTGATGCTCGGATCGAAGCGGAAAAGCTGCGCGTCGCCGGCGACCATGCGCAACACGACGGTGCCCGAGACAGCGGTCATGAGCTGCACGTAGTTGGTGACATCCAGATTGACGAACTGGCAGTAGCCGATGTTCGCGAGGCCCGTCACGTTGAGGGCCGTTCCGCCGGATGTGATGGGGAACGTTTGCACGCCCTGCAGGTAGCGCGTGCCCGACTGCGCCACGTAGAGGCCGGGGACGCTCAGTCCGGTGGTGATGCCCGTCGCGGAGAGCGTCAGAATAGCCGTAAGCTGCACGGGCTGCGCGGCTGTAAGCGCCACGGCCATCAACATCAGGCCGCACGCGATGCGTTTGAAAGTGCTCATATGACTCCTTACCACTGACTGTTGGACTGACCCGGCAGATACCCGCCCATGCCCATCATGGCTATTGAGTTCGCGCCCTGGCCGATACCGGCAAGCATTCCGTTCCATGCGCTCGCCGCGCCCAGGTCGCCGGCGCCGATCGCTTTACCCGCGCCGATCTGGGTGTTGCCGAGATAGTTGGCCGCGCTAAGTGCGTTCGATGAGCTGAGGTCCTGAGCGCCGATCTGCGCCTGGCCGCCCCACTCAGTCGCACCCAGATTCGTGTTCGCCGCCTGCGTGTTGAGATTCGCGCCGAACTCACCCGCCTGCGTGCCGAGCTGCCCGCCGAACTCACTCGCCTGTTGGCCCATGCCGGCGACGGTCGAGAGATTCTGGAAGAGGTTCTGATTCTGCGTCGTGTAGTTATTGAACGCCTGCTGGTACTGCTGCGTGCCGAGCTGCTGCGAATACTGGTCGAGCGCCTTCGCCGCGCCCCCGCTGCCGGTTACTCCGGACGCCGCCTGCGCGCGCTGCAGCGCCTGCTGGCCCTGCTGTTGGGTGAACTCGTAGCCAGGGTCCTGGCTCTCCATCATCGACGCGTTGAATGGCGTATAGTTCGCCGCGCCGGGCAGTTGGCCGGCCGCCGTGCCGCCCGCCGATGTGTATGGATTGAGCGACGCGACCGCGTTGCCGGCGGTGTTGTTTACCCCCATCGCGCCGGTGGCCGCGGTGCCTACTACAGCCTGGCCGGCGCCGGCGACGTTGCCTGCCTGCGTGGCCGCTGTGCCTGTGATCAGGGGGTCTTGCGTGTTGGCGGCGTTCGTAACGGTCGAGCCGGCGGAGTTGTAGCCGCCCGCGATGGCATTGGCTGCGTTGTGGCTGGCGCCCGCGCCCTGGATACCGCCGATAATCGAGGTTATGATCGAAGGCACTAGCTCAAACCTTGCGCGTCAGGTTTCGACCGTCCCATCAAAATTTGATCCACGAGTTTGCCGCCCTTAAGAAATGAATTTGTGTTGCGCCCATACGCGCGCAGCCCCATGGCGCGCAGGCCGAAGCGGACCGCCGCGCGATTGCATGCCGGCACGCTCGCGATGAGCCGCAGGCACGGCGTGTGCGCGAAAAGCCACGGCACGATTTCGCGGCCCGCCTGGTGCGTCACCCGCGGGGGAACGCCGCGGAGGAACGCGACGTGCGCAGCCCAGCAGATCGCATTCTCCGGATAGAAACAGAACAAGCCGTCCACCTGGCCCGCGACGATTACCAGCACATACCATGCGAGCGGATGCTCGTTGACGGCGAAATCCGCGGCCACCGGCGCGAAGTCGTCGGTCATGCGCGCATAGGTGCCGGGGTCTGTGAGGATGCTCCGCACCACGCCGTATGCCCGCGTTCGCTCGAACGTGATCGCCCCGTCGCTCATCCGGTCCATCCAAACGGGTTGCTGCCGGCGCCGCCGCCGGCAGGACAAATCGAAATCACGCACGTGATGGTCGCGGTCGATCCATCCGCATCGGTGGCCTGCGCCGTGAACTGGAACCGCCCCGCCGCGGTCGGCGTGCCGCTGATGAGTCCCGCGTCCGCTCCGGAGGCCGTGAGGCTGAGCCCTGGCGGCAGCGAGCCGCCTACAATCGCCCACGTATACGGCGACATGCCGCCGCTGGCGATCAGGTACGAGCCGTCGCCCATCGGGCCGTACGCCACGCCCACGGTGCCGTTGGGATCGTCGCCGCAGTTCGCGATCAGCGGCCCGTTCAGATATGGGAAATCCTGGCCGGCCAGGATCATGGACGCGTTGGCCGCCGTGCCGCTCTCTTCCGTGAGGGGCGGCTGCAGGGTCTCGCCGATGATCGTCCCGGAGCACGTCCACGGCCCCGCCAGCAGGGGGTAATAGTCGTTGAAATTGACCATCACCTGGTAGGCATCGAAAAACTGGTCCATCAGCAGCGCGGAGCACACGTTGTCATTCGTGAATTCCTCAACCGAGCCATTGGGCGTGCATGTGATGCCGTCCTGGCCAGTGTCCGAGGACGCTGCACCGCCTGGCGCGCCATTGTTCGCCATGGCGCGGAAGCGCGTCTGCGGATTGTGATTGTCGACGTTGAACTGCGCGAAGATCTCGTAAAAATCCGGTACCTCAAGCTCGGCGACGATCAGCGACGGGCCGCCCGAGTCGCCGCCCACCGCGCCGGTGAATGTCACAGTGCATGCGCCGCCCTTGATCCCGCCGAACGGCGCGCCGCTGGTCCCCTGCGCGATCCAGAGCTGCGTTACCTGCGGCTCGTTGGCGCTGGTCCAGTTGGACTGGCCCCACAGCACATAGGTGTTGCCCAGCGAGTCCGTGACGCTAGTGGGCGGATTGTCGCCAAAGTTGACGCTGGTGTTGCCCCAGGCTGCCAGGATGATGTTGCCGTACGAGACATTCGCGGCGAACGCGACCTTGGGTGTTCCAGCATAGGCGCCCACCGCCGTGGCCGCCTGCACCACCGCGAAGCTGCTGCTCATGCCTGCGTCCCGAACAGCGCGCCGATGATGAGGTTCTCCTGATTTTGCATGGTCGGCGTCGTGGGCGCGTACTCATACGTGATCGAGTTCTGGCTGTACGGGTAGGGCACGGTCGCGATGCCGATCGCGCAGGTATTGTTGCCGGAGTACTCCTGGAACTGGACCACGATCCCGCCGGCGATCGCCTCGACATACGCGGTCATGCTCCACGTGCGCGCGGTGTTCGACGCGCTGTTCGTATTGTTGTAGATCGCTACGACCAGCGAATGGAAAAACGGCCCCTGGCTCCGGCTGTAATTGGTCTCGATCTCAATCTGCGGCGCGAGGTAATCGTTCTGGTGGTCGCCCTCGAAACCCTGGATGGCCGTCGAGCCGATCGGGCAGGGCGGCGGCTGAATCTCGAGGATCACCAAGTTGGGCGCGCCAGTGCTGCTGGGAATGCAGCCGTTGGCAGTGACGGTGTTTGCGCCGGAATTCAGATTCGAGCAGATCCAGAACTGCGAGAACTCGTCCTCCAGGTTGATGCCCGGAAACGGCTCCCACGTGTTGCTGTTCGAATCGGTAATGCCGCCGGTGATGCCGCCGGCTTCGTTCGACGAGACCCAGGCCAGGCCGATATTTCCGATGCCGTTGTTTGAGGCGAACGGCACGGGCAGCTTGTCGAGCGCGCCGAGCGCCCCGTAGGTGCCATAGGCGTACTGGACGACGGTGACTCCCGGCATCTACTGACTCGGCAAAATCGCGTTTTCAAGCTGCGCGGAAAAAAACCAGGACGTGCTCCCCGCGATCATGTTGAACGTGAAAACATCGTCCTGCTCCACCGTCAGCGGCGTCGAGACGAGGTTGGTGATGGGCGGCAGCTCGCCGGCTGCCGTCGCCGCCGCGATTACCGGGGGCGTCTCGAAGATGCTCGCACCGTTCTGCAGGATGTCGAACGACAGATTGACCAGCGCGTCGGACGCGACGATCACCACGACTACTTGGGACGTGTCGCCCCCGCGGCCGCTGGCGAGCGCCGGCAGGTTCGCCGTGGCAGGGGCCACCCCTGGCATCCACCAGCCGACGATCGGCGGGGCGGCGGTGGCCTGCGAAATAAGCGATTGGAAGAAAAGAATCCAGGTTCTTGTGAGCTTCCCGTTCCACGGCTTGCCGTCTGGGCCGTTCGCCGTCGGCCATGTTCCAAAGAAGTCACTGAGCTGCGGAACGAAAGTGATGCTGCTGGCGGCGGCGTTGGAATAGTTGGTTTTGGTCTTACCCGACTGATTGGATGCCATCAGGCATAACCGTCCGTCCACAGGAGATACGCGTTCGCGAGTGTCACATCCACGCCCACCGCGAGCGTCTGCGCGAGCGCGCTGGGCCAACTTTGGCCGCGCGTGTCGCTCCAGAAAAGTTGAAGAGTGACTCCGGTGGTGGCGGTCTGGTGAGTGACCAGACACCAGATGCGGTCGCGGCCGTAGCCCTGGCGATTCCAGAACACCCGCTGCAGGCCGGTCACATCGCAGTCGACCTCGAACCGGGAGTAAAACCTCCGTTTGTTCTCGAGCGTTAAATGCGGAGCCATCCGCATGCGATAGATGGCCGTGCCGTTGTCGTCGAGGTTGGCCGGCGACTGGATGTAGATATTGCCGTTCTGCCAGTCTTGCACGTATTGAGACTCGGCCTGGCCGGCCAAGAGTGACACGACCGCCGAAAATGCCTGGCGCTGGCGCCCGAACACCGGAAACCCGTTAGCGTCGAATGTGCCGTTCCACCAGCCGCGCTGGGCCCACATGCCGGTGATGAGATCGTATTCCCACGTGGCCCCCACGCTGGGCGTCGCCTGCGCCGCGCCGGCGATCACCGTCGTTCCGGATGGGAAATGGACCACATACTTCTGGTGGCCGTTATAGATCTCGGTGTAAGCCACCGCGTCGTCGACGGTCGTGTAGCCGCGCCAGACCAGCTCCTCGGCGGCCGTCGAAATCTTTTTCGGCTGGAAACCGACTGCCAAGAAGGCCACGCGATCGCCGCGCTGCTCGTCGCCGGCGAGCCAAGCGAGTCCCTGGTCGAGACGCGCAACGGAGAACGGCGCGATGCAACCGTAGTGCATGATCGCGCCGGGATCGGGCTGGAACGGTGTCAGCGCGTTGCCGGTGTCCTGGAACACCTCGGTCGACTGCTCGTCGCCAAAGGCGTACAGCTCCTCATGGTCCGCCTGGATGAAAGCCGTGTTGTCGGGATAGCTCTGCTTGACGAAATAGTCAAGCGGGTTCCACATCGTGCCGTCGTTGATGGCGCTGAAATAGATGGTCTTGTTGTCGGGCGTCGCCGCGAAATAGTAGCCGTCCAGGAACGCGCCGGAGGACGCGGTGAGCTGGCCCTCGGTGTACAGCCATTCGATGCCCTCGCCGGCGGTGGACCCGCCCGTGCCCCACGATGTGGCGCCGAAGGCCTGGCCGTCCACGACGCTGGTAATGACCTGGCTCTGGATGGTGAAGCCGGTGCCGTAGAGGATCTGAACCGTCTCGCCGACATCAGTCGCGTCGAAGATGCCGCCCGTGGGTCCGGTCAACCCGCCCGTGCCGGCGTCGATGGCCAGGTCGAAAAGCTGAATCGAAAAATAGATCGGCGCGAAGTTGCCGCCGGTCGAAATCCAAGCCAGGCCCGCGCTTACGCAATAGAGCTGCGCGCCGTTGGGGAAAAATTGCGCCGGCCGGCCGTCGTTGCCGATGTAGCCGTAATCGGTGAACGCGTTGGACGCGAGCAGCTCATACGCGTGCGTCCCACTCGCCAAAAACAGCCTATTTTCCCCGGGCCACAAGCCGCGCCCAGGCCCTTGCGGCGCGGTCGCCTGTAGCTTGATGCCGGGCGTGCGCACCTGCGCCATGGGTCCCTTCTCGGGGCTGGCCACGCCCGCGATGGGGTCGGTGTACCAGTTCATGCCCAGCTCGCTCGCCGCGGCGATGGACGCCAACGTGAAGCTGGCGCCGGCCGTGAACGCGTCGAATCTCATCTATGCCCCGCGGGCACGGGCGGGCGCGCGGGCTGCGCGGCCGCGCGCTCTTTCGCGCCGCACGCGCCGCACTGCTGGCGCCCCTGGTGCTTCCAGCCGCGCCGGTCCGCCTCGTTGCGCGGATCGTGGACGCCCTGGCGGCCGGGAAAGCGGCTGCTGCCCTTGTAGCCGGATGGGCGCTCGTGAATCACAATCTTGCAATGGCAGTCGGCGCACTCCAGGCGAAGTTCCGTCATGGTTTAGCCGCGGTAGTTGGGGAGAGTGCCGGTCATGTAATTGAAGTCCGCGCGCGGCGACTGCCCGCGCGTGCCCCAGTCGGCCGACGAGCAACGCGGCGACTTGAAGTTGGGCGTCAGGACCGCCTTTTCCGCCGCGCGAAATAGGCCGCCCAGGCCTTCCGGCATGGGGACCTCCGGGTATGCATCGTTGAGCGCCAGCGCGAGCTTGAACGCGAGGTAATTGAAATAGCCTGGGGGCGCGGAAAATTTGACCCTGATCGACTGGAACTGAGTCAGTCCCGCCCACGTTTCGAGGCGCAGCCCATACGGATAGCTCGGGATGCACCACAGCCACAGCGCCAGCGAATCCCAGTCGTACTCGGGGTAGAGATCGGTGGGCACGTTGGTAGAAATGCCCTTCACGCTGTTCGCCGCCCACCAGGCGCTATCGCGGATGTTGAGCTGCAGATCGACGTTCGTGTTCACCGCGCCGGCCGGCGTCGCCGGCGGTACCGGCGCGGGTTGCGGCGCGCCAAAGCCAGTGAGCACCAGCTCCGCGCTTTCGATGTGCATGGGGCGCGGCTGGTAAACGCCGTTCACGACGGGCGTGCCGAAGTCGGGCGCGTTCAGTCCCGGGCCCAGCAAGTGTGGCTGGTGGTTGGGCGTGAGCGTGTAGAGCGTGAACGTGGTGGCCCACGCGAACGGGCGGCGCGCGGTCAGCTCGTCCACGATCTGGTTGAGAAATGTCAGCCCCTCCTGGTATTGCGAGCTGCTGGGGACGCCCTGCGCGCGTTTGACGACGTTCGATGCGCGCAGCGCGCGGTACACGAGGTCGGAGACGAGCCACGAGCCGGTGAAGGGGAGGGGCAGCGTGGGTGCCACTTAATCTTCCTTCGGTGCCGGCGGCGCCGGCGCGGCCTGCGGCCCCACGGGCATCGACGAGCCAAGACAGGACGCCTGCAGGTCTGCAATGGTCGAGAGCGCGTCCACCACATCTTCGTCGAGTCCGTCCGGTACGGGGCGGCCGAACGGCCTGCATAGCTTGCGCGCCAGGATCACGATCACGCACTCCGGGAAGCCGGGCGCGAGGTTCACCGTGTCCGTGAGGTTCACAAAGTTGAGAATCTGCTGATAGGTCTGCAGCAGCATGTTGCCGGCGCTCGGCATGGGCGTCACGTAGATCACGCCCGTGGGATAGCCCATGTCCCAGAACAAATTCTCGACGAAGATCCCGGTCCGCGTCAGATCCGCGATGCCGCGGAACTCTTCGGCCGACGAGATCTTGACTTCCTTCTGGGTGCCGTTCGCCGCGGTGACAGACGCGCTCTTGATTTTCATCGGCCGCGCGCCGTTCCACGTCTCGCCCGTGCCGTACGTGTAGCTGGCCGCGCCCGTGAGCGCGTACGTGGCAGTCAGCAGGCCGAGCGGTGACAGCTTCTTGGCGCTCAGCGAGTCGAGCGTCAGATTCGCCCAGAACAACGCGAGCGTCTGATCGTTCGTGTTGGGCGTCTCGCCGGGTTCATACGCGTTGATGTGTTCGAGCGCGTAGTTGCAGATATCGCTGACCAGCATGGGCGTCTACTTTACTTCTTGGGCTTTTTGACCAGCTTGGCGTCGATGCCGGCGGCCTCGGCCGCGTCGGCGGCGCTGAGCGCGGGCTGCGACGGCACTTCCTCCACGCCCACGGGCGTGGTCTGGTGGCCGTCCGCTTCCAGGGCTTCCTGGTGGGCTGCATCTATCGCCGCGACGTGCTTCTTGGTGGCGTGATACATCATCTTCGGAAATTCCTGGTGCCGGTATGGCTCCTGGGGCGGCTTGTTCAGATCGAATTCTTTAATGCTGCCTGGCTGCGAGCTGTATTTCGCGAGCAGGAGGCGCATCTGTTGCAGTTCTGCGGGACTCGGTGCGATTTCGGGCATAGGTGTCTCCAGCGAGCCGTAGATGGCTATCTCGGCCTCGCGTTTTTGTTGTGAAGTGAGGTTTCCGCGCGGCCGGACGCCGCGCGATTCGTTCATGGGCATGGAAAACGGAGGCGCGCCGGGCGCGCCTCAGGGAAGAAGCGGTTTAGTAGAAGTAGCCGTACCAGCCCACCGCGCTGTTGAACGCCGTGGGGACGGTCAGGACGGGTACTGTGCCGAACGTCGCTCCGGTCTGACCCTTGGTCAGGATGTTGTCGTTGATACCGGTAACCATCATCCGGACGGTGGTCGAGCCAGTCGCGTTGTCCTGCAGGCAGGCGTAATACTGCGCCGGCCCCACCGCGTAATACTTCGCGGTGAAGGGGTAGTTTTCAAAGACGCTGGCGGTCACGCTGGCCTGTCCGGCGAGCGCGCTATTAGCGATGGCCACCCCGGTGGAATCGTAGAGCACCACATACCGCGCATTGGCGGTCACCGTCGTGCCGTTCAGCATTCCAAACCCCGTCAGGAGCTTGTTATAGGGCAGGTTGGCCTCGGTGCAGTAGAGCGTGGTCGCGCCCACTGCCGTGCCGTTGGTATTGAGCCCGGTGTAAGCGACCGATCCGATCACTGGGAAGTTGATGCGGAATTGGTCGTCGCCGTTCGTGGTGCGCACGCCGTTGACCCACGCACCGCCGACGCAATCGGAGATCACGCCCGTCTCGACGTTAATCGATGGCAGGACGAGAAGCTTGGAGCGGGTACATGCGCCGCCGGCCTGGATCGGCAGGCCTCCGCCGATACCCGCGACATCGGCCGAGCCGACGAAAAAGTAGTTCGGGTTGGCATAGAACACATAGGCGCCGGACGCGTGCAGCGTCGAGGCGGTACCGCCCTGGCCGCGCGCGACGGTGATGGTCGTTCCCGAGACGGCCTCTACCGACATCAGTTCCTTGTCGATGTAGAGGGACGTGGTCGGATTGGAGCTGCCCAGGGTCGGGGCGGTGATGCCCGTCGCGCTGGCCACGATGACGGTGTTGGCCTTCGTGCCAGTGACGGCGCTCGACAGCGTGGTGGGCGTCAGGATGGTCTGCGAGAAAGCGAGTTGCGCGGCCATCGCGAAGATGCCGGCGAGAGAGACGATGAGTTTTTTCATGTGAGTTTTCCTTTGGCGCTTTCGAGCGATCAGCCCCGGAGCTGAAAGCTGACCGCTGAAAGCCGATCGCTGTTTACTGGCCGACGATGCAGCAGGCGCCGTTCGCCTGGTAGAGATTGCCGAAGCCCAGTAGTCCGTCCATGCGCTTGACTTCCATCGAGCGCACCGGGTCCCACGCCTCCACCTTGCGGATGGCGATGCCGGAGTCGGGGTCCTGCGCCTGGCCGGCGCTCTCCACCGATTTCGGCACGTACAGCTTGCCGCCGATCAGCGAGAACGCATACTTGGACAGGGCCAGGCCGACAGTGCCGGTCTTGCCGTTGGGGCTGGCGGTACCGGGCCAGAGCGTGAGCGCGGCGCCATTGACGGGTAGCGCGTCGACGTTCTGGTAGGGCGAGCCAGGCCCGTAGATGGGCGGCAGGAACGAGATGGTGTCGGGGTTGCCGTCGAGCGTGTAATTCTGCACGACAGTGAACGGCCGCGCGGTCAGCGGGCCGGCCGAGCGGCGGGTCTGCGGGTTGACAGCGTTGACGTTGGCGATGGAGTACTTGTCGCCGGCGTTGATGGTGTCGCCGTTGGTGCCGGTGATGATGATCGACGCGCCGGATTGGTTGGCGCCGGTGACCGTGACGGTCGACGCCCAGGTGCCAGCGGTCTGCGAGTAGAGAGACTGCGACTCGAAAAAGCTGAACCCGGCCAGCTTGCCGATCGAGCCTTCCTTCCACATGCGCGTGATCTCATCGTCGGGGTGAAACACCGTGGTGATGTTCGATCCCAGCGAGGACATCATCGAGCTGGAGATGAGCGCGCACTTCTTGCCGGGCGGGCAGGCTTCCTGCATCAGGATGCGGCGCGCGCCGTAGTAAGTCGAGACGCTGGTCGGGTCGGTGCCGAGCACGCCCACCAGGTTGGATGCGTTCGTGTAAGCGAAATTGGCGCAGCGCGAATCGATCTCTTGGGCGAACGCTGCGGCGCAGGGGTCCCAATAGTTCTCGCGCAGCTCTTCTTCGCTACGCTCGACCTTGACGGCCTTCTCGTAGTCGTCCCACTCGAACGCGATTTGCAGCCACTGGTCGAGTGACACAGTGGTCGAGATGCGGGCGATCCCTTGCGGGTTGTAGCCCATGCCGTCCGTGACGAACGGGCGCCAGGGGAATTTGACCGTTACGTTGCTGCCGGGGGCGAACTCTTTTTCGAAGTCCTTCTCCCAGGAGCGATTGAAGTACTCCGCGACCACCAGCTTATTCAGCAGGATGCGCAGGATCTCCATCGACACCCAGTTGGTGTTGAGAAATTGATTAGCCATTTACGTTGCGTTATCGTCCTTGTCGCCGCGCCAGATCGCGCGCGTTTGCCGCGCGGAAAAAGGCAGTGACTTCTTTCGGCTGCGCGCCGGGGGCGCTTGCCGATCGCGAGGTCGCCTCGACCGGATCGAGCGGCGGGGCTCCATGGCCTCCGACCTCGATGGCCGGCGCGGGCGCCTGCGATGCCTTGGGTTTAGCAGGTAGAAACTTTCCGTCTGAAGCACGCTCTGCCGCGGGCGCCGCGGGTTCGCCGGCAGCCGGCGACTTCGCGCCTTTCGCCAGCTCCGCGATCACACCGCTTTCGAGGAATACGAGCTTGCGGATGGCTGCGCCGGGGTCCGACTTGGCGAGCGCGATAAACGCCGTCAACTCGTCCGGCTTCTCGCCCAGCACATACAGCAGATCGACCATCACGGATGACTGGTCGATGATTGCCTGGATGGGGCCGGGGATCTGCGCAGCGGCGGCCATCTCTGGCGTGCCGAAACCGAGCGCGCGCGCCGTCTCCACGATGGTCGCGCCGGCGTGCTGGCCGTAGCGCGTCTGCGCTTCGCCCACTTTAGCCGCGGTGGATTTCTCCATCGCCGCGCGCGCCTCCGAGATGCGATAATCCTGAACGGCTTTGGCGGCCTGGTATGCCGCGTTTTCGTCGTTCCACTTCTCGATGGCGGCCTCGCGCTCATCCCACGTTCCCGTCCAATTTTTGAAGTCGGGCTTTGTGGGCGCGGTGATCGCTTTCGGCTGCTCTTTGGGCTGCTCCTTTGGCGCGGCGGACGAGGCCGGTGGTGCGTCTGTTTTCGCGGGGGGAGCGGCGGCGGCTTCCTTACGGAGGGTCTTTAGCTCGGCGGGCGTATAGCCCGTGCCTTTGATATCCGCGAGCAGCTCGGCGAGACGCGTTTCCGCTTTGCCGCGCGCTGCTGGCGGGCGTGTTTCTGCCTGCTTGGGTTTACCCGCTTCCGAGGCGGGGGCGGTTTTATCGCCCGGCTCATCGCCGGACGCGGACGACGCTGCCGGGGCGTCAGTTTTCGGCTCCGGCGTTTCCCCGTTGCGCCATCTGGCGTAGCCTTGGGGATCGCGCGGAATGATCGGTGCTGCATCTACTGCGGGTGCAGTTGTCGGGGCTGCGGTTTCGACTGTTTCTGGCATAAAAATCCTGCGCATCCTGCTGAATAAGCTGGTGGGTGCAGTTGTCGGGGCTGCGGTTTCGACTGTTTCTGGCATAAAATTGTGGGTTGTTGCTAATCCGCGGGCTCCGCCGGCTGCGCCTGGCGTGCCAGCTCCGCTTGCTGAGCGGCTGCGCCCTGTGACTGCGCCGCCATGCCCTGCTGGTGAGCCTGATCCTGAGTAGCTGCCTGCCGTTGTTGCGCGGCGGCGGCATCTGACTGCTGCTTTTCATGCGCCTGCTGCGCTGCCAACATCCCGAGGTCATGTCCGCTGTCCAGCATTTTATGCATCATGTCCTCAACAAAGGCCAGCCGTTCTGATGTGCTTTGCGCCTTGGTCTGAATTTCGGCGGCGGTGACTTGCGCCTCGATCTTCATCTGCTCGATCTGCGCTTTAGCCTGGTTATCGATCACCTTGCCCGCGCGTTCGAGTTGAAGTTTTTGCAACTCGGCCTGCATGGCCTGGAGCGCCTGGCCTTGCAGCGCCATCTGCTGCTGCATCTGCTGCGCCTGCTGCGCGCCCTGGCCGTTATCCGGAGGCGAAATAATGTCGGCGATCTCATCGCCCTTGGGCCCCAGGTTTTTCATCTGGATGGCCAGCGCTAAAATCTTCTGCGCTTGCGGCGGCGCGAGCGGCAGCGTGGGCAGCTCGGTGAGGAGTAAGTCGAGGAATTTGCCTACGGCTTCCTGCTGGGACGCGGCGCTCGGCCCGGTGGACACACTCACGTCGTGCTTGGCGTCCGGATCCATCGTGTACTGGACCATCTCACCAGTGGAGGGATCCTGGTAAGGCTGCTCTGTGTTCAGGCGCACGATGGCGTGCGAGTCGTCCGGCTTTCGAATTGACTCTTCCCGCTCTGTGTCATTGACGACGGGGAGGTAGCTCTCTATCACGCGTCCGCCGAGCGACACCGCGCGATCATAGCCGTCCACGAAGTGAAAACTGCCGATCTCTTGCTGCTGATCCATGCGCTCGATGGCCACGCCGGATTTTTGGTTGTCGCGCTGCGCCGCGGTCGGGAGGGGCGAGATACCCATGGCCGCCTGAATCGCGCGGCGGCAGCTATCCTTGGCTACCTCGTACGCCTGAAAATTCGGGGTGAACGACTCGCGCGCCGGCAGGGGGAGCACTGCGCCGGAGCCGTCCGGTATAGGATCGAATTGGAGGAACGCGCGCGGAATCTTCGTCGACTGCTCGATGGCGTCGCGATCCGTCTCGAACTGGCCGACGAAGCCTTTGTACGGCGTCTTCGGCGTCAGGCCGGCCTCCTCCATTTCGCCGCTGACAAGATAGGCGAGGGACATCTGCGGGTCGCGCCCCAGGCGCACCAGCGAGAAAATCTTGCGGACCGCGACGCCGCCCTCGTCGACGTAGCGCTCCAGCCCGATCATCGGAATGATCGGGATGTAAGGGCCGGGCTGCTCTTCGCGCTCGATGATTTCGACGCCGTTGGTGAAATACTGCCAGACGTTGCGCTTCTCCACGCTGCGCGTGCGGCGGACCTTCACGCCACGGGGGACGCGGTCCACGACCTGCCGCATCTCGGTGTCCAGCTCGTACTTCTTGCGCGTGCTGACCACCACGCGCCAGTATTCCGCGGTCAGGATTTGTTTGTCCTGGATCCAGTCCTTCGCTATGACCGTGTGCTCGGGGGTGAAGTCCGTGATCTGCGCGCGCGGCCAACGCCGCTTGAACTCGTCGCGCGGAATTGGATCCAAAACGAACACGCGCTTCGCATCGCTCCAATCCGGCTTTTTGCAGAAAGGATCGAACAGTACGCTGTTCGGATTAGGGATGGAACTGATGGTGATCTCCTGGTTGAAGATCGTCGGGTCGAGCGAATCGAGATCGTCGGAGACGTAGCGCCGTCCGATGCGGAAATAGCCGTAGCTGCCCTCTGTCATCTGCTGGAATGCGGTCAGGTAGACAGATGGCCCCTGGTTTCGATATTCGATGCCGCGGATGAGATTCTGGTCCAGTTCCGCGGTCTTATTGGTGGCAGTGCCGCCGCCCCGCGGCTCAACCTTCACGCCCCGCTTATTGTTGCGGACGTTATTGACGCAGTGGTTCACGTACTGGCCCAGCTCGTCCCAACTGATGCACGGCCGCCCGGCCTGTTCGCGCGCGCGCTTGTCGGCCGGATCCCACGGGTCGCCGCAGATGTAGCGCAAGTCCAGATTGTGCTCGTCGCGTGAGTCCTGCCAGCGCGTGTTGAAATCCGTGTACGTGTCGCGGATCTCCTTCAGCAGCTCTTCATCGCTGGGAGTGACTTCGGCGAGCGGCGGGTTCTCCGCTTCGTCGTACGCGTTTTCGTCCCAGGTGGCGGGCATGTGATTTTAATGAGCGACTAATTTGAACGGTTCCAGGAGGAGCGCCATGACGCGGAAGAGCCGCGCCTCGTCGGCCTTCGATGCGGGTTCGGAATTAATCTCGATCAAATAGTCGAGCTGCTCGCGCAGGATGTCCGGAAGGTCCGCATTAGGTGGCAGCAGTGCCTTTGGCGCAAGCGGCACAGATAGGCCTCATGTTTCCGCTGATCGGATGGCGCGCGGTCAGTTGCGCGGGCCTGCCGCATCGCCAGCAGGGGCGCGGCGTTTCGGATTTACCGCAGCACGGCATAAGAACGGGGGCCGGGGGCTAGGGGCACGACGGGCAGATCTCCGCGCCGGTCCCGTTCAGTTCATCGTAGGTCCACCCCGCCTCGCGCGCGGCGAACACGGCGTTCGCTTTCGTGTCGGACGCAAACACTTCCTGGCGCGTGCATTTGCGGCAGGTCAGCAGCAGTCGCGCGTTCGCGCGCGCCTCGTTCACTGCGGCGGTGGCGTTGGCGAGGTCGGCCTGGTCCAGTTCGTTCTGCGCGTCGATGAAGGCGCGCGAATCGCGCTGCGCTTGGCTTTCGATCACGGGCGGCATGAACGGGTGCAGATTCCCGTCCGCGTCCTGCAGGGGCAACTGCTTGGCCTCCGCAATTGCGCCGGCCTCCGCAATGTATGCGTCGAGCGTGCGCGGCCGGAAGCGCAGGTTGCCGCGCATCGCATCGAACATGTTGGCGCGCTCTTGCGGCTCGCAGGCCATCAGCAGCAAGCGAAAGTGGTCATGATCGCGCACATACGCGGCGAGCTCGCCGCACAGCCGCATAGGCTGGTCGAGCGCGCCCAGGCCCAGCGACGAGAGCAGCCCATCGATGCGCTTGCGCTGCTGGCGTGTCTGGTACACCTAGATGCCCGCCGTCCCGCAGCAGGGGCAGTCTGTGCCCTTCGGCATCTTGCCGGCCTTCATGCCGGTGTGCTGCGCGACGTGCGCGAGCGCGGCGGCGCCGTCGCCGGGACCGAAGACGTTTTGCTCTTCCTTCGGGCGCTCCATGTACATATCGCCCATCTTCTTGCTGGCCACCTCGCGGGCAAATTCGTGCGTAATGGTATGCCCACCATTCTGGGCCGGCTTGATGCTCATCGATTCAAGTTTCTTCATTACGCCTCGATCAGACCGAACAGGATGGTGGCGCGGTCCACGCCTTGGGTGGGATAAATGGATGGCACCGGGCCGATGGCGGCGGCCTGGTTGCTAGGACCGTTGACAAACGCAAGGCCCTGATGGTCGGCTTCAATCGCCACGGCCTGCAGGACGAGGGCGGCTTTTTCGTGCAGTGTCTTTTGCATCTTGTCTCCTACTTTCCAAGCACAACGTTGGCGCGCTGCCGGATCTTCGCGGCGCTCGCCGGCGAGAGCCGTCCAGCCTTCACTTGCTGCGTGGCGCGCGCCTTCGCGTTCGCGGCGTGCGCGGGATCTTCGACCGGGTACTTGCGCTGTGCCGGCAGTGCGAACGCCGACGCCGGCAGCGCGTTACGGGTCTTCGCTTTCAGCTTCATTCGGCCGCCTTTGGAGCGGGCGCCAGTCCCACTGCGGTGACTGCGAGTCGCGCCGCAAGATCGTGGATATATTGCGCGTTGCGGCGGATTTCATCGGCCAGATCGGGGGAACATGTAGCTGCCGCCGTTTGCGTCTCTGCAATCACGCAAAGGTCGCGGATGTGGCGCGCGGTGTTGGCGATCTCTCGTAGTCTGTCTCTCATAATCAACTCCACGGCGACGCGGGCACGCGCTGGCGCTCGCGGTCCGGCGTGGGCGCCTTCGGCTGGCGCAGCGCCACGGCCGCGCCCATGAACGCGCTCGACGCGTGCGACGCCCAGTTATGCAGCGGCTTCGTCTGTGCGACGCGCCTGTTCGGCGCGATGTTCTGATTCGGCGGCGGCCACTGGTAGTGGCGCAGCGCCTGGATGCCATCGGCGCACTTCTTTTCGTCGAAGCGGCACAGCGGAAAGATCATGCGCGCCGCGTTGATCTGGTCGGTGACCAGCATCTTGCGGATGATGTCCACCTGCTTCTTGTCGGCGACGGCGCCGCGCACCAGCTCCAGGATCGACATCGAACGGTCGGCCGAGCCGGAGAGCTTCTGGTGGATGATCGTATCGATGCCGTCGTGCGGCAGCCAGTACCGGCCGTAGAGATACTTGCGCCGCTGGAGCTCCACCATGTAATCGGCGATCACCAGGTGGTTCGACTCGAAATAGTCGATGAAGTGGAACCAGCCGTCGTAACACTGCACAAACCAGATCGAGCACGGGTCGCCGAAGCCCAGATCCCAGATGGTGTCCACCGGGTGCGCCGGATGGTACGGGACCATGCCGATTCGGCCGGCCGCTTGCGCCGCTTTCATTTCGAGGCCGAAGATGGCGCCCTCGACGGCCGACTTGCATTCGCCGCCGTAAACGTTGGCGGCCGCCTCCGGATCCGTCTCGTACAAGAACTGGATCTTCCGGAGCGATGTCTCGCTGAGCCAGCGGTTATCGAGGTAGCTCGTCTTGACCACGACGGTGCGCGGCGGCGGGTTCAAGACCCAGCGCTTATACGTCTCGTCTGTGGTCAGCTCGGGGTTGAATGTGACCCACACCTCGCTGCCTTCCTTGCGCAGCGTGGGGATTACTTTCTCCCATGAGTCCTTCGAAACATTAACCGCTTCCTCGACCCATACGCCGTCGAACGCCTCGTAGCTCTTCAACTGGTTGACGTTGTGACGGAGGCCGGCAAACACGAACTCGCTATAGCCAGGGGTGGCCAGCGGCTCGCCGTACATTCCGGTGGTTTGCAGCACAGTGCCGACGATGCGTTTTCTCTCGACGCGGAAGTACTCATCGAGGTGCAGCCGCCGGATCTGCTCTTCCAGGAGCTGGTGGACGCTCTCGTCGATCGACTGCTGCGTCTCGCGGCCGCACAGCCAGCGGAGCTTGCCCTGCGCCGCGATGATGAGAAGCGTCTGCGCCACGGTCCACGACTTGATGCCATCGCGGCCGCCCCAGATGACTTTGTTGTCGTGGGGCTCAAACAGAAACCGGAGCTTGTCGATCAGCTCTATGCGAGTGATCACGCCGGCCTAGCCCTGCCCGGGCAGGTCGGGGTGGCGTCCGGTGGCCGCGCGCCAGGCCCAAACGCAAGCGAACTTCACGCACGCGCCGATGAAGGAAATTAGTTGCATGTACAGTTGCCCGAGGAGTCCACCGCGGTTGAGCAGTATCCGATCCGGATGGCGCTTTTCCAGCACGTGCCGTGGCCCGTGCTTCCTGTGCCGATGGCCGCGTTCACGCCGCCGATGAGCACGCTGCCGGTCGCGGTGGAAGGCGACCCGAGGGTCGTGT